GTGATTGAACCTACAACCGTACTTTTTCGGAAGGCTAGTTGAACCTGCTTGGAATAGATAACTGGTGAAAAGTTACCATTAGGCAGATTACCATAGCCTGCTGCAGTTTTAAATGCCATGATTTTAATCCTTTCATATTAAAACTATCAAATGCAAAACACCAATACATTTTAAAGGTCTACATAAAAAGGTGCAAAAAATAAGAGCGTTGCGCTACACTCAAATCTCTGGGCTTTTTATCACAGAGTAATTTAAACTTTCTGGAGCTTGCTATGGTATGTTTATTAAGTTGCTATATAAATAGGGTAAATAAACACTATAACACATAGTTATACTTATAATAATATGTTTGTCAACACTTATCTTGCATTGCCAGATATATCATATATGAATTTACCAGTGCGGATTGCTTCCATTATTGCATCTTGGTTTTTTTCATAATCTTTAGCTGACATAGCTTGAACAGCAGACTCACGTAAGTAATCGCTAGTGCTATCTTCTTGTGGCTTTGTTCGTGTATTTTTTGTATTAGTAGCACGAGCCGCATCTTTTGATGATGGTTCTTTCTTTTTGCCTATACCCATATCAATTTTATATAGGTCTATAGCTCTGGCTGCAGAACGAGCATCGTTATCATTTTCATAGAGAGCATCTTGTACCCACTTAGGCTGTTCTTCAGCCCAGTTGTGAAAATCATCTGTCTCTCTTATCTCATTAAAGTCTGGATGTAAACTAAGAAGTTCAGCTTCTGCTTTTTCTTTATGTACATTAGACTGCATAGTATCTATTTCTTTTACACGTTTGTCAAGCAATTCTGTCTGCTCTCGTGCTTTTTTAATAGCTATAGTTTCTACTATTGCAGCCACATCAGGATAATCTTTAGCCCACGCTTCTATATCCTCATCCGACTTTGGTAAACTTATTTCTTTACGAGTAGACTCATCAAGTTGTTTTTTAAGTGCATCTATTTGAGTTTGTAGTTCTCCCTCTTTTTGTTGAGAGTGTCTACGTAAGTCTCCGTATCTTTTCTTAAAGGTTTTTTCTTCAGCAGATTTTGGTTCAGGTTCTTGAACTTCTTCTACTTCTTTACTATCCTTTTCGTTAAGAAGAGATTTTAATTCTTCTTCATCTTTTTTGATTCGCTCTTCATTAGCAGTAGGGCGGTCAACAAATGCAACTTTCTTAGGTGTTGCTTCCTCAGTCATAACAGCAGCTTCAGCCATTGTCGTTCTCCTTTTCTAGGGCAATCGTAGCCAATATGGGGGATTGGTAGCCAGATTATATGTGGTCTATTTTTGAGAGGCTAGTCCACCTTTCCTCTTCTTAGCAGTGGATTTAGTTTTCATTTTAGCTAATCCTCCTGCCTTAAAACCTTTACCGCCTACATAACCTTTACCTGTAAGCTGTCCTGTTTTTGTTTGTTGTTCTTTTTTCTTTTCATCAACTATATTACTCAATTCATCAGGAGTAAATATTTTTCCTAAATTTTTATTTGGTTGAGTAATAACTGGTCCTGCATCATAAGTTGTTTTATTTTCTTTTGCAGTTGGGTTATTGCTATCTGCAGCAGGTCCTTTTACTAAATTAACTCCCGGAGCATCTGTTAAGTATCTATTTACTCTTTCCGCTTCAGGAGACATACTAGGTAACAATCCTTCTGGTCCTTGTGGTCCTTGCGATAAACCAAGTTTAAATTGTGATGTAGCAAAAGGTGAATCTACAATAGGTGATTCTGTTTTTACCTTTGGACTATCTTCTTTTACTGGTGTAAAAAGATTACCTATGCCTTTTTTGTATGTATTATAAGCTCTTAATAAGGATATGTCTCCTAAGTTAAACCCACTACCTGTTTCTGCTTCTGGAGAAGCTTCTTTAGTTATAGTAGGAGATACTTCTCCTGAAGGAATATTTTGCATACCTTCCATTAGTTGTTTTTCTTCTTGTGTTGGTGGTTTAGGTAAAAAAGAATCGGTTACAGAATACGGATTAACAAAGTTTGATTTTTGTCCTGAAGGAATATTTTGCATGCCTTGTATTAATTGTTCTTCTTCTGGTGTTCGCACAATTTTATCTATTGCTCCTGATACTTCTGCTATCTTGCTATTAAGATTATCTATATCTCCTTGTGGATTTTTAATACCTGCTAAATAATTTAATACATTATTAGTTGAATTTAGTCCTGTAGTATTAACACCTGCATTTTCTATTTCATAACGTCTAATAATTTTTTCTTTTCCATCTGGGCCTATAACTTTAAATATATCCATACTTGGTGTGCCAGTACCGCCAACATCACCCATATATGTTATTCTACTTCCATTATAATTTACAAATCCACTATTTTCAAATATCTGACCTATTTGAGTAACACCTTCTTTTTCTCCTGTAGTAGGATTAATATAATCTTGTGTTACTAGAGGTTGTTTTTTAGGTCTAAGTTTTTCTATAGCTTCATTTAATTCGTCTTGTGTATAAGTTTTAGTACCTATTTTAACTCTATTATTTTCTAATAATGTTATACCTGCTTTAGCTTCCATTAGTAGTGTATTAATTCTATCTCTCTCTGTGCTATCTTCTTCTTGTAGGTCTTCATCAACACCAGTAAATGTTTTATTTAAAAATGTACCTAAAGATTCTAATATAGAATTAGTAGGTCTTTCTACAGTTAAATATTTTGCAAGAGCTATTTTATCAAAATCTGTTAAAGGTTTACCGTCTTTATATTTTCCTGCAACTAAAGCATCAGTTGCTACTTTTTTACCAGAATTATAACTCATATTTGCTATAGTTGTAAGAGGTGTGTAAGATAAAAACTTACCTACAAAGTTTTCATAGCTTTGCGCATTATCTGCAAAATCAGTACCTTTATATTCATTAAAAGGTTTAGCAATACCCATAGTATCTGGTCGAGGGTCAAATCCTTGCACTCCACCTACACTATCTCTAGGGTCTTGTAATTGAGCAGGCTGTGCAGCAGCAGGTTGTTGTACCTGTGGATTTAATATATTCTGTGCTGCAGTTACAGATGGACTAGTTCCTGTTGTGCCATCAGGATTTACTAAGTTTACTGTAGGCATTTGAATATTTCTATTTGTTGTTCGCATAGGAACAGGTTGTTGTGTACCTAACTGTCTAAGCTGTGTACTCATACCACCTGTTTGCATTTCTTGTGGTTTGTCTTTATTTTCTTTTTCTTCTGCTCCACCTGCGATAACAATTAAATCAGCCATACCAAAAGGTAAATCATCAGGTACAGTAGCATCTTCTGCATTACCCATTTGACCCATAGCTTCCATAGTCTTTAAACCTTGTTTAGCTTCCTGTCTCATCACCATAAGTTTTTCAAGTCCAATATACCGCACTACATCTGCAGGAAATACAAACTCTCCTTCACTTAACATAGTAGGCATATCATCTCTTACTTCTTTTTTAAGTGAGCCAGAAGGAACGTCATTACCTGATTCAGGGTCTACTTCTCCACCCTCATCTTTTAATCCACCATCATCCATAAAAGCCATTTGCATTTGTGTAGGCATACCACCTTCATTAAATGCTGCTCCACCCTTTGATTCATTTAAATATCTATACATACCTCTATCTTTAGCTTCTTTATATACATCTTCTTCACTTGGTTTATAATCAGATTTTGCATCAGCTATAAAAACTTTTACTTTATTTTTTAACGCTTCTTCTTGCTCCTCCGTAAGAATACCTTTTAAAAAAGTATTAATACCTCTCATTAATGAAATGTTACTTAGAGCTTCTTTTATGTCTTCCATAGTATATCCTTTAATTATTTACTTCATCTTTAAGAAGTTTGAGCTTACGTAGTGTATATATAGAACCTTGCGCTCTATGCAAAGCTACAGTATTATCTGTTTGTTCCATAATTCTATGCTGTTGAGTTATAGCAGCATCTATATAATCATTGAAGTGGTCCAACATTTCCTTGTTGTTGACCAGTGGCTTGAGTCGGTTGAGTAGCTGCTTGTTCATTTCCTGTAAATCCTTGCTCTTGTGGTGTAGGTACTTGACCTGTTCCTATCGTACCACCACCTGCACCTGTTACATCCATTGGATTAGCACCTGCAGGAGGTTGTCCTTCTTGTGGCTGTGGTTGTTCTTGTTGGAAACCTTTCATAAGTTCAGCTTGTATAGCAGCTTCTCTTATATCATTTGTAACTTTTTCAGGGTCAAGGTCAAGAGCTTTTGCAATTTCTCTAATAATATAATCCATCTTTGCAAATGGTGCAAGCGCAGGATTAGATGCAACTTGTAAGAATTGCATTAGTCTTTGGCTACGTACTTCATTTGCCATTAGACTTTCTGTTCCTCTAGCCTTAACTTCTAAATCTCCTCTAATCTTTGGGTCAAAATCAAACTGCATGTTAAATCTAAAAAGACCTTCACCTAAAGGTTTAAGTAAATAGTCATCTACATTTTTAATAACATTTTTTATACTACCTTGAGCAGCGCCCATAAGCATAGATATACCTGATGCAGTTCTACCTACACCTGATACTCCTGTTTGACCATGAGCAAAACTTGGAAAACCTGTGCTTTCATCTGCAAGAACTCTTGCTTTATCAAATAGCTGTAAGTTTTCTCCTGCTACATTAGGAAACTTTGTACCAAAAATAGCTTGGCCGGGCGCACCCCCTTGTCTTCTAAAGACTTTTCCGGGATATACCGACAAATCTTGGCCGGGAACTAGGTTAGTTTCATCTACCTCTATAAGTAAGTTACCTGACAATACAGCATTGTCTACAGCCATACGCATAAAGCCATTCATCAATGTTTGTGTATCATCCATATTCTCAGCTATACCTACACCAAAAAATGAATATGGGTTAAGCTCATAGGGTGCAGCCATATAAGGTATACTTGCAGGTTTAAATGGATTAAGAACCATGCGCAATAACTTACCATTACATATCCATACATTTACAGATACTTCATCTAAATCTGCTAACTCATCTGGTATTTCTACATTTTCTGCTTTAAGCATTTCAACATCACACATACCCCAATACTCAAGAACTTCAAACCTATCTATACTATGCTCTGGTGCATAATCAGACAAGTCATCTTCCCAATAATCTTTTGTGTAATTTTCTCCTGCTTCGATAGCTTCTTCAATAACTGTATCTCTAAAATAGGGTCTACGTTTTAAAGCACGTAATTGTGAACGTGATAGTTTATGTTTTTCAATTACAAACTGAGCTTCATCCATGTTGTTTGCATCAGGGTCTGGATAAAAGTTCCATACAGATACATGGGAAACCTGTGGTACAGTTTTTATAGTTGGATTATAATCACCATCTTCATTCCAATTAGGATATTCTTTATCAACAGCAAATGGACCTTTCATTACACCAGTACCAAATAAAGCCATTTCAAATGCTGTGCTTCTTAAATGTTTATTTGCACTTGACTCTTGTAACTGGTCATGTATTTTCTTTTCCATTCCTTTTGCAGCAATCATAGCAGGACTAAATGTAATAGCACTTGGAGTTTTACCTGCACCTTCTTTAACTCCATCTATATCGTCTAGCTTACCTTCCATTGGTCCTAGCATTAAAGATTGTTGTGTAGCACCTGCAGGTAAATCTCTACCATCTCCTGCAAAGCCATACGGACTTTCAGATTCTTCTGTATTGCGTAGTTGTTCAGGCTCTTTAGGGTCAAAGTGAATATCTGAAACTACACCCTCTGGTAATTTTGTAGGTTCTATTGTAAGGGGAAATTTGTTTGCGGCAAATAATACATCTACTATTTGTCCATAGGCAGCAAGAGTTTTTGTTTTTGTAACTTTAATAAATACTCTTGACTTTTCTGCTTCGGTAAATTGAACATCTGAACCATAGATACCTCTATAGTTTCTATATGCTCTTAACCATCTTTGCTCATCTTGTTCTCTATAATCATCTGCTCTTTTGTATCTTTCCATTACAAATGGAATAATATTATTTGCAGATAAATCATCTAATATAGAATTAGTACTATCATCTAATGATGCTGCATTTTCTTCAATAAAAATTTCTTCTTGTTCTTCTGCCATCTATTTTCCTTAATATCCAAATGTTGCATCTGCAACTGGCATACGACTTGTTTGATTTGCATTAGGGTCGTAATCAAATATACTAAAACGTGGTCTTGACATTATACCATATCTTAAAGCATCATACAAGTGGTCTTCTGAGTGTGTATCAATATCTTCAGGATTTTTTTTATCTATTGGTAAAGCAGGTAACTGAGATATAAGATTTATACAATTACTAAAAAATACTATTCTAGGTTCTTCTGTAAACTCGTCAACTTGTAATCGTCTATGAAGTTCATTTTTTCCTGAAACTCTTGAACCCTTGCTGCGGTCTGACGGTCTAAATCTGCAACCTCGTTGTACCATCTGTTCTGCCAAAGATGGACCAGTATCCCCACGTTTGTGCCAAAGGCTGCTGTCAAGCACACCATACCGAATATTTCCATCACCTGACTCTAGTTCAAGTATCATATCAGCTAAATCGGTAGCTAATACTTTTGATACATATAACTCCCTATATACAATTAACTGTTCATCTGGTGCTACTGCTATCCATACTACTGCAGAATAACTTCCATATCCGTAGTCACATGCTCTAAACTTTACCCAATTATTTGGTACATCAAAAGGTTCAACAACATGTATATTTCTGTCAAACTCTGTAAAAGCTGCGCCTTCTTTAATATCCCAATCACCGTCTAGTAACTGTCTTCTTTGTTGTTCTGGTAATGAAAGAAGCATTGCTTCATAGTCACCAGATGTAGAAAGATAGGGATTATCTGTTAGTCTTGCAGGTATAAACTTTCTTTTAAATAGTGCCTTACCTGCTTTTTCGTGTCCTGATGGATACTTTAAATCTTCTCCTGTTTCAATATCTGTAGCATTAAATGCCTTGTTATACGGAGCAGGGTCTATAAACATTTTCTTAACCCAGTGATGACCTCGACCTCCGGGATTAGTGGTAGCTCTCATAAATACTGGAAGGTCTGGGTCGGTAGAACGTAAACGTGACCGCATATAATTCCAAGCAAACGGAGTAGCCCACTGTGTAAGTTCGTCAAAGCCTATCCAACTAAATGCTATC